TGCCGCCCGCAAGGCCCGCCGCCCGCGGAGGGCGCGCCATGTTTGAGCGCCTCACCAGCCTGCCAACCGGCGTGCTGCTCGCCCTGCTCGGCTGCCTCATCTGCGGTGCCGCTGGCGGCGGTATCGGCTACGGCTTCGGCTATCGCTACGCCGAGGCGCTGGGCAACACCGCCCTGCAGAACGAACGCACCACCCAGGCGCAGCAGGCGCTTGCCGCCGAACAGCAGGCCCGCATCGAGCTGCAGCAGCAGGTCACCCGCGCCAACGCGGCCGAGGCGCAGCTGCTGTTCGACCAGGCCGCCCACGCCAAGCAAGTCACCGAACTGGAGGGCCGCATCGCCCATGTCTCCGCTCAATACCGCCGCGCGCTCGGCCAGGCGCCTGAGCCTGTGCCTCATTGCGTGTTCACTGTTGGCTGGCTGCGCGACTACAACGCCGCCCTCGGCGTGCCCGGCGCCCTGGCAGGCCCCGTTGCCAGCCGCTACGGCACAGCCCCCTTCGCCGCCCCCGGCACTGACGCCGAACTACTCGAAAGCGGTGTCAGCCCCGCCGACATCCTCGCCCACGCCCAGGACTACGGCCGCTGGGCCCGCGGCCTCGCCAGCCAGGTAACCGCCCTGCTCACCCTCCGCAAGGACGCCAACCCATGATGCTCCAGATGGAACTCAGCCAGCTGATCGGCTGGGCCACCGCCCTGCTCAGCCTGTTCGCCACCGTCGTCACCGCGCTGGTCAAGCTCCTGCTGGCCCAGTTCGAGAAGCGCCTGGCCGATCGCTTCGCCGCCCAGGACGCCGCCCGCCAGAGCGCCAGCCGCCACTGGGAAGAGAGCTTCGCCAAATTGCTCGACCGCCAGGACAAGGAGGCCGAGACGGTCAAGCAGCTGGAGCGCGCCCTGATGCGCTTCCAGGCCGACCTGCCGCTGGAATACGTGCGCCGCGAAGACTTCGTGCGCAGCCAGTCGGTGATCGAAGCCAAGCTCGACGGCCTGGCCCTCAAGTTCGAAAACGTCCTGCTCAAAGGAGCGCGCCATGATTGATGCCGACAAGGCCCGCCGGGAAACCCTGCGCTGGTACATCCTGCTGACCCTGAACAAATCCCGCCCGGTAGACCCGCACGAGGCCGTGGTGCTGGCCACCATCCAGGGCATCTACCCCGACGCCACCGCCCTGGAGCTGCGCCGCGAGCTGGACTACCTGGCCGACCGCAGCCTGGTCACCCTGAAGAAGGAGCCCTCCGGCGTGTGGATCTGCGGCCTGACGCACTACGGCGTGGACATCGCCGAGTACACCGTCGAATGCCGCCCCGGCATCGCCCGCCCGGAAAAGTACTGGAGCGCCTGACATGCCCCCGCGCAGCAAGGTCGCCACGCTCCCGGCCGAGGTCAAGGCCTGGCTCGACCAGGCCCTGGCCGAGAACAACTTCAGCGACTACGAGGCCCTGGCACAGGAGCTGACCGAGCGCGGCTACGCCATCAGCAAGTCGGCGCTGCACCGGTACGGGCAGAACTTCGAGGAGCGCCTCTCGGCACTGAAGATGGCCAGCGAGCAGGCCCGCGCCGTGGTCGCCGCTGCGCCGGATGAGGAAGGCGCCGTCAACGAAGCGCTGATGCGCCTCGTCCAGGAGCACCTGTTCAAGCTGCTGATGACCGAGGGCGACCAGATCGACCTGCCGAAGGTCGCCAAGGCCGTGGCCGAGCTGGGCAAGGCCAGCATCGCGCAGAAGAAGTGGCAGGCCGAGGTGCGCGCCAAGGCCGAAGCGGCTGCCACCGAGGTGGAGAAGATCGCCAAGAAGGGCGGCCTCGATGCCGAGACCGTCGCCGAGATCCGCCGGGAGATTCTGGGGGTGGCGGGGTGAGCTGGTTACCGTATCGGTACGCCGAGGCTATACCCACAAACGGGGCAGAGCCACTTGGTCCAATGGCCTGCGGGCTGCTTCTGCGACTTAAGAAAGGAGCGTGTGCCCTGCTCGAAGCAGGTTGGGCAGCAGTAATGCGGAATTTCTACATCGTGAAACTCTGGCCTCAACGACCATGCGTGGCCGTTCCCCAGCTCCTGCAGTACATACCGCTCTTTGAAAGAGTTCTTTTCAAGCTGAGTTTCCAGCTGGCGAACCTTTTCCAACAGCGTCATTTGCTCCGCCTGGGCTATAAACATCTGCTGTTGGAGCTGAAGCATCACTGCGTTGAGCTCAAAAGCCTTGGCCTGCACAGCTGCATCCGTCTTCATATCCACCAAGAGCTTGGTGATGTCAGTCGCGGCCTTGGTGCTAGCCAGCACCCCTGCTACCCAATCCAGCATTCCCCTGCTCCTTCGCATGTTATTTGGCACCGCGAGCCTACCACCGCGAGGCTCGCCGCATGAATATGCCACCAGTCCTGGACAACACCGCCGCCCTCGACATCCCCGCCGTCCTGCTCGCCTACCAGAAGAACTGGATCGGCCTGCGCGCCCCGCTCAAGGTTGGCGAGAAGTCGCGCCGTATTGGTCTGACCTGGGCCGAGGCTGCGGATAACGTCCTGGTCGCCGCCTCGGCGCGCAGCGCGGGCGGCCAGACCGTTTACTACCTGGGCTACAACCAGGACATGACGGTCGAATATATCCAGGCCTGCGCCATGTGGGCGCGCGCCTTCAACTACGCCGCCAGCGAGATCGAGGAAGGCATCTGGCCCGACGAGGACCCGGACAAGCACATCAAGACCTTCACCATCAGCTTCCCGTCCGGCTTTCGCATCGTCGCGCTCACCAGCCGGCCGTCCAACCTGCGCGGCCGCCAGGGCGTGGTGGTGATCGACGAGGCGGCGTTCCACCAGGACCTGCGCGAGCTGCTCAAGGCGGCCCTGGCCCTGCTGATCTGGGGCGGCGAGGTGCACGTCATCAGCACCCACGACGGCACCGACAACCCCTTCAACGAGCTGATCGAGGAGATCCGCGCCGGCAAGCGCAAGGGCATGCTGTTCCGCTGCACCTTCAAGGAGGCCGTGGCCGACGGGCTCTATCGCCGCGTCTGCCTGCGCAAGGGCATCGAGTGGACCGCCGAGGAAGAAGCCGCCTGGGTCGAGAGCGTCTATGCCTTCTACGGCGACGCCGCCGAGGAAGAGCTGGACTGCGTGCCCAGCCAGGGCGGCGGCGCCTACCTCTCCCTGGCGCTCCTGGAGCAACGCACCAGCCGCGACGTGCCCGTCCTGCGCCTGGCCTACCCGCAGGGCTACGAAACCATCGCCGAGCACCTGCGCCTGGCCGACTCGCTCTCCTGGTGCGAGCGCGAGCTGCTGCCGCTGCTGGAGCGGATGCCGCGCGAGGCGCGCAGCTTCTACGGCATGGACTTCGGCCGCAGCGGCGACCTGTCCGTCATCGTGCCGCTGCTGCAAGAGCAGGACCTGCGCCGCCGCCAGGCCTTCCAGGTCGAGCTGCGCAACGTCCCCTTCAAGCAGCAAGAGCAGATCCTCTTCTTCATCGTCGACCGGCTGCCCAACTTCCTAGGCGGCAAGAACGACGCCCGCGGCAACGGCCAGGCGATCGCCGAAGCGGCAGCCGTGCGCTACGGCCACCCCCGCATCGAGCAGGTGATGCTCACCGAGGGCTGGTACCGCGACAACATGCCCCCGTTCAAGGCCGCGCTCGAAGACGGCACCCTCTACGACCTGCCAGCCGACAAGGACACCGTCGACGACTATCGCGCGCTCAAGGTCATCAAGGGCGTGCCCCGCGTGCCGGACAGCCGCACCACCGAGAAAGGCGGCGGTAAGCGCCACGGCGACGCCGCCGTCGCCGGCGTGCTGGCCCATGCCGCCAGCCGCACCCCGGCCGCCCCCATCGAATACACCCCCGCCCCGCCCAAGGCCGACCGCTGGGCCGGTGGCGACGACGATCAACCCGGCAACTGGCAAGGCGCCTGGTAGGAGCATCCATGGCAATCGTAGACATCCACGGCAGGCCCTTCGAGAGGGAGGTCCTGCGCGAACAGCAGACCTCGCGCTTGGCCCAGCTGCACGCCGAATACGCCGAACACCCCTCCAGCGGGCTGACCCCGCCGCGCCTGGCGAGCATCCTGCAGGCAGCCGAGCGCGGCGACATCAAGGCGCAGTGCGAGCTGTTCCAGGACATGGAAGAGAAAGACGCCCACCTGCTCGCCGAGATGGGCAAGCGCCGCCGCGCGCTGACCACCGTCGACTGGACGGTGCTGCCGCCACGCGACCCCAGCGCCGCCGAGCAGGCCGAGGCCGACTGGCTCAACGAAGTCCTGCAGGATCTGCCCGACTTCGAGGATTTGCTGTTCGACCTGCTCGATGCCATCGGCAAGGGCTTCGCCTGTATCGAGCTGGACTGGCAGCGCCTGGGCCGCGAGTGGCTGCCCGCCGCCTTCAACTACCGCGAGCCTTCCTGGTTCCAGCTGGACATGGCTACCCGCAACGAGCTGCGCCTGCGCGACGGCTCGGCCGAGGGCGAGGCGCTCAACCCCTTCGGCTGGATCGTCCACCAGCACAAGGCAAAGTCCGGCTATGTGGCGCGCGGCGGCCTCTACCGCGTGCTGGCCTGGCCGTACCTGTTCAAGAACTACGCCGTGCGCGATCTCGCCGAGTTCCTGGAGATCTACGGCCTGCCGGTGCGCCTGGGAAAGTACCCGGCCGGCGCCTCCGGCGACGAGAAGGCCACCCTGCTGCGCGCCGTGGTCAACATCGGCCACAACGCCGCCGGCATCATCCCCGAAGGCATGGCCATCGACTTCAAGGAAGCCGCCAAGGGCACCCATGACCCGTTCGACTGGATGGTCCAGTGGGCGGAAAAGAGCATGTCCAAGGCCGTGCTCGGCGGCACGCTCACCAGCCAGGCCGACGGCAAGAGCAGCACCAACGCCCTGGGCAACGTGCACAACGAAGTGCGTCACGACCTGCTCAAGAGCGATGCCAAACAAGTCGCCACCACCCTGCGCCAGTACCTGCTCTATCCGCTCCTGGTACTCAACCGCGGCGGTGACCGCGACCCGCGCCGCCTGCCGCGCTTCCAGTTCGACCTGGTCGAAGCCGAGGACATGGCCACCTACGCCGATGCGCTGCCCAAGCTGGTCGAGGCCGGCATGCAGATCCCCGTCGCCTGGGCCCATGAGAAGCTGCGCATCCCCCAGCCCGGCCAGGGTGATGCCGTGCTCGGTGCGCCCGCCGCCGAGCCCAAGCCG